AATGAGTTTACAACTGAGGAGTTTGTAATTTCGGATGGTCCATTGACAAAGAAAGAAACTGTTCCGATTTGTGTAATTACATTTGTTCCCAAGTTTGTTCCCAATCCCCCACCAACTCTGTATTGAACGAATAGTGTTGAATTAGGTGTAAGAGCCGATCCCAAAGATATATTATTTGAATATCTTTGTATATCTAAGGTAGCACCTAAGGTTGTAAACTGATCAAGAGCATCTTGAGCGGTATTTGTTCCTCCACCAAATGTTAGTTTCTTGAATCCTTCAGGAGTATATTCACTTATAAATCTATTAGAAGTCTGAATATATCTACCCACTTTAATACCAGGTTGATCTGAAACTTTAGTTGGATCTTCGATGAAAACTCTATCTTCAGCTAATGCGTCGACTTCATACCATTTATTAGACAAACCTAAAAATTCAGCAGTAGTTGGCAAATTAGTATACTCAGTTCCACTCTTTAATAAAACACTCGTAATTCCCAAAACATTTTTCTCAGGTAAGAATAGTTCGAAGAATGGTTTTACATCATTTGGAGTAATAACTCTTTTGAATACTTTGGTGACTCCGTTTACAACTAATTCTCTTTTGGTAATTGTGTAGTTAACTAAAACATTGTTAGCGTTGAAGTTAGGGATTTTTAATCTATTAGGGAAACCTTGAGCGTTGTAAGGAGATGTGAAATCTATATCATATACATTCTCAAATACAATTCCCGCTCCCGTGATTTGGGATCCTCTTGCTAAAATTCCAAGGTATCGTTCGTCTTCTTTATCTCCGAACGCTGGAACTGTGATTGAAAAGTCAACCAAAGCAACCGATGGTCTTTGGCCAGGAAGTTTCAAACCATAAGTTCTTGCTATATTATATATTGAAGATCTTTGTTGTGCGTATTGAAGAACCGTTTCTTGAATACTTCGATCAATGTGGTAGTGTAAGTTATCGGCAACCGCGGCATTCAAATCTAAGAACACAGAAAATACTGAAGCGTCATTGAAATCTTGTATGAGCTCGGGATAATAAGTCCTTACATAATTTAATAGTTCGGTTCTTATCCCCTGATAATCTCTAGTGGTATATGATATTTTACGATTAGCCATTTATATTAAATATTTATAATAACAAAATCACTTTGAGCAAAAGAACTTCTATTGTTCGCGTAATCTATTCTAATAATTCAGGATCAGCTGGTGTAATAGATATTTGATTTAATAATAAGTTTGGCATGAAGGTTTCAACCGCGTCTCTAATATCCGATTGTATAGCGTCAAATGTCAAACCATCAAATGGTTCAAAAATAAATTCATACAATCTAGTACCAAACTCAGGTAAATAATATCTACTTCCCTTTCTAGTTAATAATAAATGTATTAAATCCGATTTGATTTGTTGAGACTCTAATTCTGTGAGTTCCAAATAATCCCCACGTCGAGAATCCCGAAATGGGAAATTCAATCCATATGTAACTCCGTTCGCCATAAAGATAAATATACTTCGATTAGTTTCCTTATAAATAGCCCAAAATAAAAAATCCCAACTCTTACATAGTAACACAAAGTTTTCAATCCTTTTTCCCAAGAGTGAAAGTGTGAAGAAGTAATCTTTGACAAAGATGGATTCGCCATATAGATATTCATAGATTGAGATTGGTCAACAAATGGTGCTCGATCAGCCGCCATGTTAATCAACTCTCTTTGTGATATCTCCCAAATAGTTTTATATTTTGGAATTAAGTGTTCGATTCTTTTTACTTTCTTCAAATAGTTCTTGTCTTCAGGATCAAGATATTGATTGAAGTTTATTCCTTGAATTGACCCTTCATTCAAAATGATTTCATTTTTCAAGTCTTCTGACCAAATACCAATTTTTTCGAAGTCGTTAATTAGATATTTGTTTACAATCATAATTTCACCGCCTACAACTCTTCTATTGAATAATGCTGAGTGTGCAGGTTCTGTCATTTCAAAAGACCCTGTAATTTTTGCAGAAGATGCCACAGGCATTTGTGCAGTAAACAATGAGTTACATACACCATACTCAATTACATCTTTCTTCAATGTTTCCCAATCTAAGAACAATTCACTCTCATTCAATTCCCACATATCAAATTGGAAAATACCTTTCGACATTGGAGAACCTTTGAAGAACTCATAAGGTTTTCTGATACCTTTCTTACACAATTCATTACTCTCAGTAACTGCCGCGAAATAAATTGCTTCGAAGATATTCTTGTTCAATGTTTTAGCATCATCTGAAGTGAAAACGTAATCCATAAGACAGAATACGTCAGCCAATCCTTGAACACCAATTCCAATTGCTCGTTGTTCAAGACCACCCTTAAGACCTTTTTCTGTAGAATAATTGTTTTTATCAATAACATTATTCAATGCTCTTACCGCTTTTCTTACTTCTTGGATTAATAGATTATAATCAAACTTACCGTCGGTAATAAAGTTTTTCAACACAATTGAAGATAGGGTACAAATTGCTGTAGTCCTTTCGTCAGTGTACTGATAAATTTCATTACATAGGTTAGATTGTTTAATCACACCAATGTTTTGATGATTTGTTTTCTTGTTAGCGCTATCCTTAGCACACAAGTAAGGAACACCAGTCTCAATTTGAGATTCAATTACTTTACTCCATACCTCTTGTGCCTTTACCTTACGACCAATACCTAAGTCAGCCGCCTTACGATAGTTTTGTTCATACTCTTCACCATAACACTCTTGTAAAGGTTTGATTCCAGCTTTGATAATGTCGTTAGGACAGAATAGGTACCAATCTTCATTATTCTTAACCGCTCTCATGAAGTTATCAGGAATCCATAATGCCGTGAATAAGTCTCTAGCCCTCAATTCTTCAGCTCCCGTATTCTTTTTGATATCCAATAAGTCAAAGATATCTTTGTGCCACGGTTCTAAATAGATTGCCGCACTACCAGGTCTTCTACCTTGTTGGTTAAAGAATCTTAAAGATTCATTGACAATCTTCAAATACTTTAACAATCCACCAGCGAATCCACCTGAAGATTTAATTCTACTCTCCTTACTTCTAATATTAGACATAGACAATCCAATACCCGCAGCATCTGATGAATATGTTGAAATATCATTCAAAGTTTTCAACAAACCATCTCTAGAGTCGGAGTTGTTATAGTGTAATACACAAGAAGCCAACTGAGGAACCTTTGTTCCTGAGTTAATCATAATTGGTGTCGCCTTGGAAATACGTTGACTCGATAGTGACTCATAGTATTCAACCGCCTCTTCAAAAGTATTGGTTACCCACAAAGCTACTCTCATGTACATGTGTTGTGGTCTTTCAATTACTCTACCCTCTGGAGTTTTCAATAGATACATTTCTTGTAAAGATCTCCAACCAAAGTAATCAAAGTTATAGTCATTTTCATGATTGATAACTTCGTCAATCTTGGACGGACCATACTCTTCAATCTTTACCATCAAATCATCGTGTACTACACCATCAACGTGTAATGTATGCATTACATTATAAAAACTTGGGTCAGTTTCTTTATGATAGGATGAAATCGCAACCGATGCTGCTAGTCTTGAATAATCATAGTGACTACCAGTATATGCCGCAGCAATTTCATACACAAGTTTATCTAACTCTTTTGTTGTTATGTTACCTTCAGTTGGCACTGAGGTAATCACCTTAATGAATATTTCGTCAGAGTTTACGGTCAACCCTTTCGCAGCTCTTTTAATTCTGTTGTAAATTTTTTGAGGATTAAATGCAACATCTTCCCCACCTCTCTTTTTAATTTTTAATGACATCATAGATATAAAAGTATTAAATTAAAAATCAGAATCAAATGATAATTCTTCGTTTAGTTTAGCCTTTTGGTATTCCATTGTTCTAGACTCAAAGAAGTTACCTTTTGTTTCAACCGCAATCTGTTCCATAAATTTGAATGGTTGTTCTACATTGAACTCTTTTTTACATCCAAACTTAACCAACAATTGGTCAGTGACGAATTCCAAATATTGTTTCATGAGGTTAGAGTTCATACCGATAAGTGAAACTGGTAGTGATTCAGTGATGAATTCTTTTTCAATCTCCAAAGCGGACAATAGAATTTCTTTAATTCTTTTTTCAGATGGTTTGTTTTCCAAATGATTGTTCACCAAGTGAATTGCGAAGTCACAATGAAGGTTTTCATCTTTGAAGATTAAACTGTTTGCATTACACAATCCTTGCATAATACCTCTTGATTTCAACCAAAAGATTGAACAAAATGATCCTGAGAAAAATATACCTTCTACCGCAGCAAATGCTACGAGTCTTTCTTGGAAAGTAGAGTTCTTGATCCAATCCAAAGCCCATTTAGCTTTCTTTTGAACCGCAGGCAGATTATCCAAAGCAGTGAAACAAAGTTGTTTTTCTTTCTCGTTGGAGATATAGGTATCAATCAACAAGGAATACATCAAACTGTGAATGTTTTCCATCATCAATTGAAATCCATAGAAAAACTTTGCTTCAGGGTATTGAACTTCTTTGACAAAATTCTCAGCCAAGTTTTCATTCACAATACCATCAGAGGCGGCAAAGAATGAAAGGATGTTTTTAATAAAATATTGTTCGTTTTCTGTCAAGTTGTTCCAATCCCTGATATCATTAGTCAAGTCGACTTCTTCTGCAGTCCAGAATGCCGCTTGGTGAGATTTATAAAACTCCCAAATATCGTTATGCTCAATAGGGAATATGACAAATCGATTAGGATTTTCTGTTAAAATTTTTTCCATAAGTAATTGTATTTTATAATTGTTGTTTTTGTTGTGACTCTTTTTGTTTTCTTTTCTCCATCAACTCTTTTACCCTGTCTCTTTTTTTCTCTTCTTGTTGTTCTTCGAATCCTAAGAATGTCACAGAGCTTTCTGTATCAATTTCAAGTAATTCGTTGTTGAACTTACAATTTTCGAAAACAACTCCGTCTT